CTGCTGAGGATTAAAATTGTCTTTCTTTGCCTGTGTCAAAATTATCAATGCAATAGACTCTGCACTAGATGTCGAAAAACCTCTTTTTTCAAAAAAAGATTTAATTGATGTTGTAAAATTATTATCTATATCAACTGGGGCATTAAAATATTGATCAAAATATTTCTTTGTAGGATCTGCACTATCTTGAGTTGCTTGCTGGATTGGCAGATTTGAATATAATTTATTTTCCATTAATTAGTACCCCCTAAATTTCTTGGTGTTGCTAGGGACACGCTTTCAGATCCAATTTTTCTAAATAAAGTGTTAACTGGATTTACTTGCTTAGTAACTATTTGGTCTGGAGTCGATCTATCCAAGTCAATTTGACTAATTGTAGAACTTGCAGGATTAGTAGCACCTCTTATAAGACTACTTGTTACTAAACTATATGCTTCTTGTTTAATTCCTGCCTTTGTTAAACTTTTTGCATTTTGTGCAAGATTTTTTGTACTTATGGCAACATTTAACCAGTCACCAACACTTAACGGACCTTCTTTATTAAACACTCCTAGTATATCAGCCGATCCATTGAGCAGGCCACTAATGCCTTTGCCGCCACCACCAAGCACAGATAGTGGACTGGGCGCATTATCGTAATGTATTGAGTTGAACCCTGGTTCTGTTTTAGATACTGGAGTATTTTTCGTGTCGTAGTAGACTGCTTCGTACGCCACTGTCATTTTGGCATCTAATAACTTGTTTCCATTAGTTTGATCTAATTGAGAGTGTGCCCATTCTGTAATGATAGGATTTATTAACGTGACTGAACTATATCTTCGTCTGTTTAATAAAAATATTTTTATATAACTAAAAAATGGGTCAGTCTGTCCGTTGTTCAATCCGTAGGCGTATGCTCGATTATCATATTCAGATAAATCCTTATACGCTTCCGGTATTTCTGACATTGTCTTTGACAATGAATTAAATCCTGTGTATCTAGAATCAGCATAGTAGTATTGATAATAGTTTTTCCACAAATCAGTAATAATGTTATCCATGTCATCATGGAAGGTAATACTAACAGGATTATATGTTATCTTACTTTGAACTACTGTCTTTTTGTTGTACTGATTTAGAGTTTCTGTTGCAACGGAAAATCTAGGAAGGTCTGCAGATTTTGCCAGTAGTCCTAATTTTCCCCTCGATCGTTTGTACCAACTATCGTCGAGAGCTGCAAAAATTGTCTTATCGTGTAGTTTAGGATTTAATCCAATTTCGATAAAATAAGTCCAGCCAGCCTTAGGAGCCATGCCGTAGTAGTTGTCCTGGTACAATCTGGCAGCATGTTTATAATCTCTAAGATAACCGTCGTTACCAAATAGGCCGCCGGCAAAGCCGCTAAGGAATTGTGTAAAAGCATTTGACATAATAATATTTATGTCAATTGAAATAGCGAAATTACGGCATTAATTGTTGGTACATTTCTAGAACAGCTTCTCGAGTAGGGCCTAGGTAATCGTTGTTTACAACTGAAAAATTGATAGAATCTTTCCAAAACATTCTAAGTTCAGTATCTGCTTTACTTTCAATTTCTTTGCCATGCGGGAAAAATGTCATGTTTTCTAATAATCCCATTTTTGGATATGCTACTAACTCGCCATTTTTATGATCAAAAATCCACCTGTGATGGATTCCTCCCTTAAAAGTATCTCGACGTTGGAGTTCATAATATTTGCTAGGAACTGCAATAAATCCTTCTTTAGCAATGCGTGGCAAATATTTTAATGCTGCCATAGGATATGCAATGTCTTCTAATGTATGTGTGCAATTGACAAAATCAAATTTGCCATGTTCTTCTACGTAGTTGAATAATTGAACCCAATCTTCATAAGAATTTATATCTCCGGCAAAGGCATGGACATTTGGAATCTCAATAGGTCGTAAATCAAACGTGTGCGTTAAGTATTCTTGATTAAAAGGATTATGACTTGCCCCAATGTCTAACAATGTAAAATTAGGATTACGTTCTTTGAGATTTTTAACATGGTTAAGGACCTCAGAGCGTCCGTATAGTTCTTCTTTATAGATATAAATCTGTTGTGCCACAATAATCTCCAGCCGTAAAAAAAGCGTGTATAGTAATTATACACGCTTTTATAGACTAAAGTCAACTGTGATTAACCAGTTGCTAATGTTCTTGTAGTTCTACCAATTGCTGCGCCAATACCAACCGGTGCGCCCGATCCGTCAATCTGTACAGCATTATCGTATTTGAAAGTTAGTGTAATGTCGATTGGATCACTGCTAGAATAATCAGTATTCGAATACACACTGTTCTGGACATAACAACCGTACAATTCAAAAGTTTCTAAAACTTTTGGTTCGTTAGCACCGTTACCCCCGTCTAAGATTTCGATACGTGTTACAAATTTGTAATCAATACCGCTAGCAGCAGAACTCTGTTCAAAGAAGTCGAATTGTTTCTGTAGTTGCTCACCGACTAGCTTGCTAACTTCGTTAGAAACATCATCTCTTACAACCAAAGTAACATCTGCCCATGTGTAACGGCCAGCATAATTAATTTTGCTGTTGTAAACATGAAGCTCGATGTTATCAAACGACACTCCTGGACGAGTAATATTCATTACTTGTTTTGTAAGTTCAGTAGTTGGCTTACTTACACCAAAATTTTCCAATGATACCCTGAAACGATATTTCAGCTTAGGCATCAATAGGCCCTGCGAAGTAGCACTCTGTCCGCTAGGAAGAGGTACTGTAAATTTACTTAAACTAGAAATTGCCATCTAGATGCTCCTTGTTTACTATATTTAACCATTATCTGCCAGCTGCAATATCACCAGTGTTTTTCAAGCGTAGTGGAATATAGATAAATTCCACAGCCTTAACTGGCTCAATAGCAATATCAACGTGTAGTTCGTTACGATCAATACGTGCCGGTGTGTTGTTTTGTTCATCACACTGTACAATAAAGTCATAGATAGCTCGTTGACCCACTAGTTCAAGTAATAAACTCTCTGCCGATTGTTTAATTTCGTTACGTGTAATTCTATCGTTTGGTTCAAATAAAAACGGACGAGCTAAAAGATCTAATTGTCTACGTAAGTATGCAACTAAACGAGACACGTTAACCCTATCTAAAGAACTTACCGCCTTTGCTCGAGTCTTTTGTCCAAATACTACTAGACCAGCGCCCGGTAATGTTGCAATCGGATTAATTTGTATTCCGCGGTCCTGTAATACATTTCTAATGCTTTCTGGCAATGGGCTTTGCACAAACTCACCATTCTTGACATACCCTACGGCTGTTGCATTATCAACCCCGCCTCGACGTGTGCCGGCTGGTGCAAACCAAGGATAACTTCGTTGATCGCTAATAGCAATAGTACGCAATATCATGTGGCTTGGAGGAACAACAATATTATTTCCACTGTTGTCAGTTGTAAATCCGCTTGGATAGTACATAGCTAGGTATTCATCGTAAGTGCTAGCACCTGTTTCTCCGTTGTCAAGGGCAGTTGTGCTTGAACCCCATGCACGTAGATCAGTTCCATTAGAGGCTAATCTAAACGGAGTATCGCCAATAACAAAAGATGTTAATCCACGAGAAACGTTTAAGCTAACCATGTTAGCAATTGCTTCTGGGTAACCCGGAGTTGAAATTAAGTTAGCTACTAGTGTATCAGTATCACGAATACCTTCGTTTGTATCGATAGTCGTCTTTAATGACTTAACTACCATACCTCGTTGAGCCTGTCTACCAAATAGTCCACTACCATCAGTGTTATTACCAGTAGCATTTACCCAACGAGCTGCTGCATACGGGGCGCTTCCCATAGTACCATCCATTACATCGCTGTTAAATCTAATGTTTATACCATTGTTAGCAGTAACATCAATGTACTGAGAAACATAACGTTTAACATTATTTCCACTACGACGAGTATTCCATAGACGCATGCCTTGTGGATATAGTGCCGGATCAATACAATCAGGATCTAAGAAATTACTAACTGATAAGTTAATAATCGTAGATGGAATAGTTGATTGTCCATTAACGGCCCAACGAGCATCAGCAAATACCCAACCGCTAGGGCTAGTATTGTCTGCTAAATCTTGTTTTACCCATTTAATTGTAGAAGAATTCCAAACATAAACATTCTGTCCGTATTTTTCTGGATCAGATGTATCAATCCAAATATCTCCATTTACTAATGGCGAACCATCACTTTGTCCAGAATCTTTATTAGGCTGTGTAGCTCTAATAATAGGGCCAGTTGGATTAGTATCAGGGAATGCATTTCTATAGCCAATCCACGTTGTGCCGTTGTGATATAGAATATCTACTTCGTCTTGTACCGCAGAGTACCATAGTGTACCGTCTGCAGGAGCAGAGCTAGGAGCTAACCCGCTAAACTCTACTGTAGATGTAAGAAGATCAATAGGTTTCCAATTACTTGCTCTCAACTCATATGGAGAATGCTGTCCTTCTGGATATAAATTTGCAGCATATAATGCAAGGCCGCCGTTATAGAAGCCAACGTTTGCTAGAGGAGCGCCATTACCTTCTGATAGATAAATTTCGCCACCTAACTTATGAGATAATTTTAATACTCTTGTTGTAGAATCGTATTCAGAAGATACATTTATAAATCCTGCAGCGGAAACTGCGGATGCAAACCCGTCTACTGTGCTAGTTGTAATAGTAACTACTTTAGAAGAAGCTAGGGTAGAACTACCTGCAAGAGATTCAGTAATATTAAATGAGTCGCCTGGAGTAAAAAATACACCGCTAGCAACAGTAGTAGCAACTACTGTTGGAGACGTTGTTGTTCTTCTATAAATTCTAAAATCAGCAATTCCAGGAGCAGTAGAAGATCCGTATGTACCGTCATCGATATTGCTCTTAACAAATATTCTACCTGCTGCTAATGATGTGCCGCCAGTATTGTCTAATCCTGCAATAGCAGCGTGTGCTGATGTGAAAACTGGAGCAACCATCGTAGTCCAAGTTTTTGTAACGTTGTCGTAATATTTAACAGACCAGTCAGCGCCATTATTTGGAGTGGTGGTCTTTACATACACACTGCCCGTGGCAGAACCGTCTGTTCCAAATTGTGGAAACTGGAAGTGCGGCGCTACTGCAATTTTTACAGCACCATAAGTTTTAGCAGTTAGACCTAAAGTAGCTAATGTGCCTGCGGTACCGTTAGATAAAGTGATCTTACCATCGTATCCCGACAAGTTATTAGAAATTGCAGTTGCATCTGCATATAGATATAATCGAATACCGTCTGTCTTTGCGCCAACTCCAGCTTGTGGCATCTGCGAGTTAATTGCTGTTGCAATATCTTGAGGAGTTGTACCTGTAATAGTAACTTGTGTACCATTAATAAAAAATGTAGAATTGCCTACTGGAGTTCCGACTAGTCCTGTTGCAACTGGCCAGCTTGTTTGCCAGCAGTTACTTGTAAATGTATCAGAAGCAATTGGAGCACCAAACGATGTTTCAACTGAAGATCCGACTTTAACCCATACATTGCTGTCATTTTTGAACCATAAAGTATTATAGTTGTCAGATGTGGCAACCATTGCATAAGAACCAATTGTTCCAAAACTTTGTATAGGCTGTCCGCTGGCTTGTGATATAAGATTATCGTCGTTGATAATCAACGGTGTTTTATTTGTAAACACTTTTGAAGCAGCATTCCATTCGCTAACACCAAATTTAGAAGA